AGAAAGTGGAACACAATGAGTTGATATGGTCCTCCGTTATACAACCATTCATCGATGGTTGCAGCTTCCCAGATTGGGTAGAAGTGAAGACCGATTGCGTTAGATGACGGGACAATCGCTCCCGAGATGATGTTGTTTCCATAGAGTAAGGCTCCTGATACAGGCTCTCTAATACCATCTATGTCAACTGGTGGTGCAGCTATGAAAGCTATGATAAATGCTGTTGCAGCGGTTAATAGTGCAGGGATCATAAGAACACCAAACCAACCGACATAAAGACGGTTGTTGGTACTCGTAGTCCAGTCACAGAAACGCTGCCAGTTGTTAGTTGGTTTTGTTAGTGTGGCTGTAGTCATTTATAAATGTTTAAAAAATACCTGGAATGATTTGTCCAGTAGTGATGTATGCGCCGATAGCTGCAATGAAACCAATCATTGCTGCACGGCCATTAAGTTCTTCAGCATCGTGAAGAATTACTTCTTGTTCTTTTTCTGTCATTAATCTTGGTGGTGTTTCTTTTGCAAAAATGTTTTGTTTACCGTATTCGGTTATAGTAGTCATCAAATTAAAAGGTAGATTAATGGCGAGGATGAAGGTTCAGGTCGCCATGTTATACTACTTCTTGTTTCTAGGTGGTAGTCCCATATGTTTACGATAGTTTTTATCTCTATTTTGTATAGCATTTCTAACTGTTTTCACATCACTTTTAAAAGCTTCGTAGAATGATTTTAATTTGTTTTCTTTATTAGACATAGTTAAAAATTAATGTTGGATCGTTCTAGTTTTTGCATTATGGCTTCTCGATATGCAGGGTCATCATTATACCTGGGATCTTCCATAGCTTTTACCATCTCAGCTTGACTATTGAATACATTAGAGGTTTGCTTAGGTGCTTTACCTCTAACCATTCTACCATCTCTACCTACTGAATCTTGATACCTAAGAGCCATGGCTTGTACAGCAAAATAAGCAGATAATGGATCTCCTTTATCCATCACTGCATCATACAATTTAACTTCTTGTTCAGGCACATTTTGTGTAGCCCATCCCATCATGTTTTTATAATTAGCTTCACCTCCTACTAAGCCATGTATTTGTTTTACATCTTCCTGAGAGAAATCTTGTTTCTGAGGTCTTTGTTGCTGTCGTTGTTGCATTGCCATCTTAGCAACCTCAACAGGGTCCAAGTCCTTTAATTTTTCAAAGGTTTCTTTAGTCAATTTATTATTAGTTCCTTCTTCCCATAACTGATCTAAAAGATTAGATTCTGTATTTTTCGGCTCTTTAGCTTTAGGTTCATTTTTTGATTCGACTTCCTTTGAATCCTCATCAGATTTTTCGCCTAATTTCTTTTCGAGTTCTGCATAAGCTTTCTCTAAATCCTCAGCATTCTTATATTTACCTGCTAAAAGATTTTCTTCTTCAGCTTCTATTTTCTCGCCTATTTCTAGAGATTCTTGCTCATCTTCATTAAGAACCTCTGTATTTTGTGGTTCTTCATATGAAAGTGTTTGTTGTGTTTCCGTCATGCTTGATCAGGTGGTGTTGTGATTTCCCCTTGAGTAGGAGCTAGTTGTGCGGCTAATGCTGGGTTCTTAGATGGATCCATCATAGGAGTTTTCATCATTGCAGCTTGTTGTTCACCTTGCTGTTGTTGCATTGCCATTTGTTGTGCTTGCTGCTCTTGAGCTTGTAGTTCTTGCATTGATGTGACAAGATTTAATACATCTATTCCTGATGCAGCAGCTAATCGTCTTATTACTTCGTCTGGTTTAATGTACTTTTGTACAGCTTCTGGTCCCATTGTTTGTGAAACAATTGTTAGGAACTGACCTAAACTTTCTCTATCCTGACCACGACCTAAAGCACTGATACCAGCTACGATGGTAGGTTTAACAACATCCTTTGGTAAACGTGGTATCTTTCCAGTTTTTTGAAATTGACTAAGTAGTCTATTTAAGTATGGAAGTAAGAACTCTGTAGTAAGCAGACTAAAAAGCCCACCTAATTGTTGTTCCAACTCCATCTGTGTGAGGCGTACCTCTTCAGCTGTCGTGCGTTCACTTTGCCTGACTTGCATAACTAAGAACGCTTCATTAATACGGCGTTCTAATTGCATCATCATTTCAAATGCAGTTTTGAAGTCAGCAGTCTTTCCTACCTGTACGACTCCTATGTCATCAGGTCTACCTTGTACGATTGCGCCATTACCTGCGTTAGCAAGGGTGCTTGGTTTAGTCGTAGAACTAGGACTTACTGTGAATACAACTTTAGCTGCAGCTGCTGACCCTTCCACTAAGGCTTGGGACAGTGCTTCAAGTGATTTTAAGTCGCCAATGAATTGACCGACTCTACCTCTTCCATAATCCTCTCCATCCACTGTATTAAATCTCAATGGAATCCAAGGACTAATGTCAATAGGTGCTTTCCCGTAGGATTTTTCTAATATTTTACCATGTACTTCCTGATGCCAGACGTATCTGTTGTTATCTCGTGTGATATGGGTGTAAATATCGCACTCCTCAACGTTATCATCAGATCCATCAACCACTGTGTCGTACTGTTGCAGTACATCCTCTGGTAGTTGATCTTCTATTAACTTTTTAGCAATAGTTTCTTTCGTGATTATTTCGATCACATTGCCGTCACCATCTCGTTCTACAACGTAGCGGTTAAGCGGATATACTTTCAGACCATCCTTACCCATAAAGAGAAGTGCATTACCAGCTACTACAAGATGTAGAAGAGCTTCATGCACGATCACACGATCATTAGATGCTGCAATAGCTTCTAAAATAGTGCGTTCAATCTTTGCAAAAGATAAGTCTAGTTCTGATTTAATCTGTGGACCAAATTCCTTACCAAGTTGACTTTCATCTACCTGTAACTTGAAAAAGCTAGTCTGTACAGGGAGCATAGCTTGCATAAGTTTTGCTGCTAATGTCACTGCACCTTTTGCACCAACTGATTGCCAAGGTGTAGGGAGATGTCTCATCCCCTTGGTGTATTGATCCTTTAAAATTAAATATGGAAGAGTTAATTCCGCTGCTTCCTCTGCTTCGTCTAGAAACTGGGTACGGTCGCTTGATAAATAATCATACCTAGTTTTTGCTGTCATTTTATTTAGTTAGTACCTGTACTAATTGTATTAGTTGAAATTCCAGGAAGAGTGTTAAAGGCATCCATATAACTTTGTAAATTTGCCATTGGATTATAAGCCGATTGTACCCCACCTGGGTTTACCCCACCGTATCCATAACTACCACCGCCATAGCCACCTCCACCTTGAGGTCGCATCAGACTCATAAACATCATTAGTTTCATGAAATCATCGTTACTATTAGTTTGGGTTTGGGTTTGGTTTAGCCAAGGTTTATCTACAGAATCCCACCATGAAGATAGATCACTTGCAGTTAAATATTGCCCAGTATTTGTTATAGTATTTGATCCATTACCTGTTATAGTATTTGATCCATTACCTGTTATAGTACCGTTATCTGTTATAGTACCGTTATCTGTTATAACACCGTTATCTGTTATAACACCGTTATCTGTTATAGTACCGTTATCTGTTATAGTACCGTTATCTGTTATAGTATTCGATCCGTTATCTGTTATAGTATTCGATCCGTTATCTGTTATAACACCGTTATCTGTTATAGTATTCGATCCGTTATCTGTTGATGTGATAGTTGGCTCTACATAGTTGGGTGTCTCACTTCGAATGAAGTTTGTCTGATCACTGTAAGCATCTTTAGTAATATAATTACCAGCATCATCAACCACCTGACTACCATCTGGGTTTGATTGTGTAGTAGCAGACGAACGTGCCATCTCTAGAGTAATATCATCTCCAGGTGTCCAACCAGCCCATACCGAACCACTGTCTGCATCGAAAGGACTTACATAAGCACTGCCAAGTGCATCCAGATCCTCTGAAGTTGCATTTGGGTTAGCAGCTAAATGAGCTTGTTGATCGATATGTTCATCTGTTCCAAGTAACGTATCGAATAATGTTTTATAACTGTTTTGACCACTTTGTATTTTGTCAACCCAGTATTTTCTACCGCTTGGGTCAGCGTTACGGTCTACAAGATGTTGAAATATTCTATCAACATTACCTGATATATCATGCGTACGGCTAGTACCTGCATTACGTAGGGATGGTATGATATCTTCAAATTCAAAAGCCATGTTATTAATAAGTATATGTTTAAATTTATAGGGGAGTTTGGGGTGATCCGTTATTAGAAGTACCTGACCCAACACCAGGTAATGTCCCAAAAGCAGAGACAAGTTGGCTTATATTATCCAAGGGATTGTGAGTGTTAATAACTCCTCCAGGATTTAAACCACCATAACCATACTGACTCCCACTTCTAGAAGAATGAGGTTGCATCATATTCATAAACATCATAAACCTCATGAAATCATTCATGCCAGAAT